GGAGTACTTAAATTAAGTACTCCACTCTGCTGGCTAGAACGAGAAGTTAAGTACTCCCCATGATACAAAGCCACGGAGTGGCTTTGGTTATGGGGAGTACTTAACTTCAGTACTAGACGGTACACCATTGAGTGCGTGCCTTTGGCTTACCGTTATTTTATACACTAATCTGTAGAGAGAATGCAGTTCAATTGGAAAATCGGTCTCCTAGCGGCAGTGGTTATCGGAATACTTGCCTACCTTTATATCAAGCGCTCGAGCCTTATCCAGGGTTTTAAGAACGCCGGCCCAGGAGAGTACACCTTTACGATGTACTACGCTGACTGGTGTGGGCACTGTAAGACCGCCAAGCCGGCCTTCGAGAAGCTTGCGAGTTCAGGCCCGGTTGTGGTGAACGGTAAGAAGTGCAATCTACAGCTAGTAAGCCCCGAGAAGGAGCCAGAGAAGGCCAAGGATAAGCCTATCCGTGGCTTCCCTACGTTCCTCTTCGAGTCGCCTGACGGCCAGGTTGTCGAGTACAAGGGTGAGCGCAACACAGAGGCCTATCTCAAGTTCATCAACGAGACGCTTGGCGGTGATGAGGCATTCTCTGATGCCGCTGAGCCGGCTGAGCCTGCCCCTGAGGGGTCGGCGGAGTAAGCATATAAACTTTTCCTGTCCCTGTAAAAATGAAAAGAAAATACGAAGAATTTCAACCCCCTACAAAAAGGAGGGCCCCGCACGGATTTTTCACGGATCCCCGCCCCACAAAAATCCCTAGAAAAAATCCAATTATCGGGTTTATTGCAGCGATTAGAGGGTATCTCGCTCGTAAGTTATATCGGTTTAAGGTTTATCACTTTTACCAGTGATTTGCGAAGACCCCTGACAAAACATAATTTAATCTTTAAAATAAGGATTAAATGATGATTTTTTAATAAACGAGATTAGTTGCGCTTGCGCTTCGAGGCCTCAACCATCGCATCGCCAAGCGTCGCATTCTTGCTCTTCTTCTTGAGCTCAGCGTATACCTTCTTGACAAGGAGATTCCAGGGGGACGCCTTGCGTGTAGACTTCTTCGCGCTCTTATTCTTGCGAGTAGCCATTATATATTTAGGGGATAGAATATCTTCTGGCCGGTGCCTTCCCCGAAACCTTCCCAAGATAATTACGCGCCGCCACGCGGCCACACTCTATCAATGCCGATTTATCATCGGGCTCGGCTGCAAAGTTCAGTGAAGGAAACCCCTTACAGTCTATTTTAATGATTTGATGCCCCCAGTCCCTGTAAAGCCCGACATTCTGATGGAAATATACTGAATAATAGAGTCTGAGGAGGTATGCTTCAAGCGAAGTCGCATCCTCCGCGATATCCTTTAAAGAAAAGGCTATACCCAGCGTTTCTGTACGCTCGTCAAGACTTAGATGATGGAACGGGAAATGCGCGATAAGCCCCCCATCAACGTAAATCTCATTGCCGTCTTTCATCGGGGTGAAGTAAATAGGAATCGTCATCGAAGCACGCACGGCCCATTTCACCTCCACTCGGGGAGTTTGCTTTACACTAAATTCCTGTATTTCATATGTTCGTATTTTCACAGCATAGACTCTCAAACGCGGGGCGTCTGGTAGGGCTGCCGTCAGCTCTTCGAAGGTCATAGTCGGCGCGAACCCCTTTGCCTTTAAAAGGACTACGAGCAGCTTCTCGGTATTAACGCCGTCATCAAACCCATATGTTTCCATACATCTGAATATATTATCCGGTTCGATATGTTGTGTGAGAGAGAAATCGAGCGCAATACAAAGTGTATGAATCTCTGGGAGCGTGTAACCAATACAGAGCGCAAAAGATATGAGTGCCCCCGCAGAGGTACCGACATACTCTTTCACATGCCGCAAGAGACCGCTCTCTTTCAGAACTTCAAGTGCTCCTATATGTGCTATACCCTTCATCCCCCCTCCACTGAGGGCTATTCGTTTGGGGGGGAGCATCGTTACTAGTCTTTATAAGTTAGGCCTTAGTCCCCTTATTTCCCAGTAAAATAAGTCCAAGACTGATTAATCCCATGCCGAGATATTCAGTAGTACTAGCCTTTTCACCTAGAGCGAATACTGCAACTAGATTTGTTGCAATATTGGACCAGCCGTCCCAGGCTGAATTACTCCAGGCTAGACCCATTGTACGAATTGATTGAATAAAAAAGAGCAAGGTTACTCCATATGAGAAATACCCGATAGCAAGGCTCGATAGGATACCCTTCGTAGCATATAGGGCCAAATGGTAATCGCCCAGGGCTTCAATTGTAACTATTGCTCCTATGAATGCGAATGGTATCCAAGACATACTAATTATTCGTGATTAAAATACATAGCGTTTACTAACTACATATAGGAATGACGGATCAACCACCCAAGCTCGAAATGAAACAGCTCTTTGAAAAACGGGCACAAAGAGATAAATCAAAACTAAAGGCATACAATCAAATCCTGAATCAAATTCATAATCGTATTTACACAACCTCGCAGCTTGCAGGAAATTCGAATTCTCTTGTCTACACGGTGCCTCCCTTTATCCTCGGGCTCCCATCAATAGACCTTGAAGACTGTATCGTCTATATCGTTCATATGCTACGGCAGGGGGGCTTCGAAGTGAAGTTCACATATCCGAATCTCCTCTATATTTCGTGGAAACACTATGAATCTGAATACAATAAGCAACACAATCCTATAGTAAAGGCAATGGCTCCTACGCAAAACACAAGCAATAAGGGCGTCGGCGGAAAGCGTGGACTCGATACTCGCCCCGGACTGGATCCCATGATTTCCCAGAGCATTCACACTGCACCGCCACGCTCCGCCACAGAATATCGCCCCCCTGACGCCTTCCTACAGAATCTGTCGCGGCCGCTGGCCCCGCCGCCGCCTGCGCCGTCTGTTGTACCTCGCGCTGCTCCCACCAATGATATTCTGGCGGACCTTTGGAAATTCACTTAACAGGTTGTGAAATATGCTAAGGCATTTCACTTAAGGGTTTGCCTCGTAAATACTTCAAATGGACTGTAACATCTGTAATGAAGTTAAAGATGCCGCCACTCCCAAAACTGAGCTTCTCTGCGGTCACCACTTTCACACCGAGTGCCTCTTACGGCGATCTCAGGGAGTAGGAACTATCGGCGGATTAAGGTGCGCCACATGTAACACGTATCTTATTCCAGATGAAATGCATATGGAATTTGAAAATGTCGATAATACAAATACTGTTGGTAGCGATATTGTTAAACTAATGTGGCATGAAAATGAGGACTTTAAAAAGTTTTTAAAAGAGTCAATGACAAAGTTTAAAAATCACAAGAGGACTTCCACAATTGTAAAGAAAAAGGCAAACGAACTGCTGAAAGACCAGGAGCTTCTAGAGTATCGGCAAATACTAAAGGGGAGGCTTGATGATTTACAAAAAGAACTTATTGAAAGCCCAGAATATAAAGAGGCTATACGAAATCAAAGAATAACTGCTGCTGTCAGTACAACTCTAAATAGAGTATGGGGGGTTACTGGGTGGGATTTAAGAGCTGCCCTACAAAATGAGCCAGAGGTTCAAGCACTTGTAGTGGGGCGCCGCTGGCATTATAAATTGCAAAGGACTATGAATAAATTCAAATATTACAGAATTAGATAGTTGTCCGATGTTACTAAACACGAATGAATCACTTTTTCTCGGCTCCGAAGTGATTTTATCGCTTTACCCAATCTTAGTAAAACTCGTCCCCGTGAATCTCTTCACACAGATTTTTTCGCGTATGGTGACCTTTAGTGGGGGCGCGGCGGCCATGGCAACACCCGCCGATTTCGTATCGGTCTTTGGTACCCCTGCAGCAGCGGCACGGACTCTCATGCTCGGCGCGATAACACTTCTCCACGTTTATGTCTCGTACCTCGCCTTCTCCAGTCTCTCAGCAGGCGTGGCTATGTCACTCTTTTACACATACCCTATCTGGAATCTCATAGGCGCCAAGTATCTTTTTGGTGAGGAGATCCACGGAGAGAGTTTCAAATACGTCGGTCTAGGAATAATAGGAACTTTCTTGCTTTCCACGCAGGGTATCCATGACGATATTAAGGGTTTCACTGGGAACAGTGCATCGGCAGTTATAGGATGTCTAGCGGCCCTGGGAGCGGCTCTCACCGAATCCATAATGTATTTCGCCGTGAAAACGAATGAAAAGAATAATCCATGGAGTTCAACCCTGGAGCTTTATGGGGGCGCTCTAGCGCTTATGCTGCCCGCTGTTTTGCTCGGTCTCATTCCTATCACGTATTCTTGGGCGACCTGGCTTCCTATCGTCGGTTTCAACTTCTTCGTAGGACTGCTCGGCTATGCTCTCCGTTTTTACACTATACCAAAAGTAAAAACTGAAATCTTCGGTCTGCTGAGCTTTTTAGGGGTGATATCATCCTTTGTATTCGGCTATTTATTTGTCAAAGAGAGGCCGAGCTGGATGACGGTAGTCGGCGCGGCGCTGATTATTTACGCGAGCTCGTATATTGAGAGACTGAAGCCGGCGAATTAACTTAGCACAGGTGCAAGAGCTGTAAGGAGATCTGGTGTTAATTGTGCGATTACTTTATTATAAAGTTCTCCTAAAGATTTTTGTACATCTGGTCTCATAATTGTTCGGTATTGTGATTGGAATGCCTGTAATAGCTGTAAGAGACCAGGCTCTTTCATTAAATCGACTGATATTGTTGCAAAGACTTCGGTAAGAGCGGTTGAGGCTGTATTAGAGGCTTTGACATTTGCTATTGCGGTTTGTATATTCGCCTTAAGCTGAGGACTACTTATCAAACGTGTAGCGTTGGTTAGAGCCTTTAGTAGTCCTGCATTCATAGTGGGATTACCGGCTAGATTTGTAGCGATATCAGTCGCTATACTATTTACAGTATCTATGGTGAGACCTGGACCTGCTACTAGGGCTGCTGTCGTGGTAGCGGCGGTTGTTGTTGGCGCGGCAGGACCTGTTAGACCGCCTGATGATGCTGCGCCAACTAACGCATCAAGCTGAGCTAGAGTTATTTTAGTAGATGGGGTCGTAGTTTGACACAATGTCCAATAATTACTCATATTGTTAAAATTAAAATTTGGTATAGTTGGAATACTATATCTATGATAATTTGATATCGATGTAGAAGAAAGAGCAGCAATAGGTAGGGTTGCAATATCAGTAAAATTTTCAGGAGGTGGTGGGCCTGAGGGATTTGCCATCGCCTCAGCTTGAAGTATTTTCAGAGCTTTATTAAAATCATCGCATGTTGTATTTAGTGATGTTAATGGTGTAATAACTAGAGTCGGACCATCAACTACATGAAAAACTACAAATATATTATATGGTCCAATCATTCTATCAAGTTTAAAATAATCACCTGTACTGGCTGTGTAATTGCTTAAACTTGAGAAGTTACTTACATCGCGTATAAATTTAAATGGAGGACATGCTGTGACGGTTGTCGTGGCGGCTGCCGTCGTTGTGGCTGCTGCAGTTGTTGTGGCTGCTGCGCTCATTTCTACGAGGCGCCCACTAGTGGTCGTTGGCCCAACAGCTCCTGTGAGACCTGCGGCAATACCCGCCATTGCAGCAGCCCGGGCTTGTAGCTGAGTAAGTAGAGCAGTCGCAACCTTAAGATTCATCTGCGCGGTCTGTAAAGCGGTAGCTGTCGCTGGAGAATTATCCCCTGTAGCAATTTGGTTTTGAATATCATCTACTATGACTCCAGCAGCATTAACAGCGTTCTGGGCTTCAGTCACTGTAATGACTGCACCGCCCACCTGACCCTTACCCTTCACACGACCACCAGCCTGAGTTAGCCACTTTGGAGGTGAAATTAACCACGGAGGATTTGTTTGTGTCGTAGCGCCACCAGCCTGAGTTAGCCACTTTGGAGGTGGAATTAACCACGGAGGATTTGTTTGTGTCGTAGCGCCACCCTTCTGCTTTTTCTTGCTTTTTCGTAGGTGACGCTTAGAACTGCGTGTTGTCCTCGCCATTACTAAGAATGGAGGAGATTATATAAGCGTTTCGCAACCACTGGACCAATTCGCCGTTTCTCCGTAACCATCGTGGCCGCCATCTCAGCCTCGGAGGCTTTCATAACGCCCTCTAGGTTCACAAAGGCCGTTACCAGGGCCGAGGCAATCTGTGCCGATACACCAGGGCATTGTTGTAAGACAAGCCCGACAAAGGCTTTCGGATCTTCCCTATTTGCACGTTTTGACACCGTCACCGTGTGCGAATATTCCTTCTGGGCCCCGTCCTGCGATAAAAAAGTCGTCGGGTCCTTTTGCCACTGCTCCAAAAGAATTCTGCAGAGACTTGCGGTCGAATCAATGGAATCCGTTTGAATCACCGCCACTCCATAGCGGAGCTGGAGGCGATTCAGGAATTTGCGGAGGACATCCTCTGTGAATTTTCCGTGGATGCGGTCGAGGTTCCCTTCGATAATATAAAGAGGACGCGAATTGGTTTGCTGACAATAGGTGAGAAGTCGCGCCTTCTGCTCTCGGTAGCGCCCGTCCAGAATAGAGGCTTCCAGATCGGCCACGGTCTTTCGCTCAGCCACAATACCGCCAGGGCCGACTTCCTCTCCACTGAGTCCAATCCAGATATCTCCAACAGGTAAATTCCGTGTGGAGATAGCTAGCTTAGGGATAAGATCGCGTTCGCGGGTGTCACAGAGCCATTGCATTATATAGAGGTTTGTGGAAGATGTTTAAACTAACAGGTTCCTCAAACTCAAACCTACTTGCAATTCTGAGTTTTTTGCCGCGCTTTTTTCAAAAAAGCGCAGCGTCATCCTCCTCCTGCCCCCGCGGCCCACTAGGCTGGGGAGGGGCCGGCGGATGAACATCAGAGTATAGTTGGGGGCAGATTGCGGCTGAGTGGCCGGCTTCTTTACAGAGAGCGCAAGGGGCGCAGGGGAACATTTAGTACTAATATATGATATTAACAGGCCTTTTAGTGCTTTTGGGCTCTTTTACTAAAAGAGCAAAGGGTCCAAAAACTCAGAATTCCGAGTAACTTTGAGTTTTTTTGGGGTCTTTTTTCCAAAAAAAGACCGCTTTTTTTCAAAAAAAGCTCCTTATGACCACTCCGTCCGCGGCTCACTAGGCGCGAACATCCGCTCAAGACCAGGCGTCCAGCTCGTGTAGTCCCACGGGTTCTTCTTCCCAGCCTTATCATAAAAGTTGTCCTTCGTCGACGTCATCATGTCATTCACTGCATACGGAACCTGTATATTTCCCTCACCCGCGGAGGCATTCGAGGTCGTCGTCGCCGCCGCCTCGTCCTCGTAAACAATCTTCTCACCCTTCTTCCGCGTCCCCACGATTTCATAGACATTCGACCCCTCCTTGTGCTTCACCTGTGGTATAAGCCCCTTCGCATCATAAAGCTCTTTTATGAGTTTAGCAGCGTCGCGTGGGTCATATGTCGTCGCGCTCGGTGGAAAAGTCGGCTTATATGTCTGTAGTATCTTTCGCTCGTCCTTCTCCACGGCCGACATGTCAGGTGGCGACATGTTATCACCACTGACATTCTCGTAAGGTTTAGCATCATCCGGGACGTCGGGCTTCGCATTTTCAAAGGATTCGCGTAGACCCGCCTGGAATTTAGAGGACGAAGGAGGGTACCCGGTCCAGTGCATCGGATACTGCGACATAAGCTGGTCTCGCATCTTCTTCTCAAGCGGCTTGTCAGACTCGTTTGAATAAATATAGTTCATTTCATAATCACCTAGGTCATTAATACGCCCATTGTCATAGGGCGTGTCAGTGGGTGTCAGAGTAACCGTTGCAGATGATGTGACAACAGTAGGCGATTCATCTGTAATACCAGAACCTAAGTCCCCCACCTGAACTCCTGTGGTCGGTTTCGGATCCGGCTTCCCCCAGTGGTCCTTAACTTGAAAATCCTCCTGTAAATACTTACGCTGACTCACATAAACTGTAACATATAGTAAGCTCGCTATAGATATTAGCATAAGAAGGAAAACTTCTGTATTCATCATTCTTTCTCTTAGCTAATTAGAAATGGTTTCTAAAAAGGCACATAATAGCGTTCACGTAAAAAGTGGCGAGGACCTGATGGACCTCCACGATTTCTTAAAAAAGAATAAGAAAGGGGTTTTTATTGTGATTGTAATGATGGAAGGCTGTCCCCACTGCGTAACACTCGAGAAGGATATCGTAAATCCACTTTTAAATAGCCCCTCGCGTAAAAACGGAATGGCCCTGATTCAACACACCGAGCTTGAAAACACGCCTCTCAAAAGCCTCTCAAGCAAGATACGCGGTTATCCCGCCGTTATAAAGGTGGAAAACGGAAATGCTGAGGAAGTCGATGACCCTCGCGACCTTGCCTCAATGAAGAAATTGGCGGATATAGAAGAATCTGCTGATGAGGCCGAGGCCCTATCAGGAGAGGAGTCCCTACCCCTAGACGAGAGCGCAGCCGAGGCGGTTCGCAAAAGCAGTAATCTCATGAGCGCTGAAAATATTAAAAGTCTGATAAAGAATCCTAAGAAGAAATATAATGCGGTTGTTCCAAATATCAATGATGATGTCCTGAGTTCACAGAAGGAGAACCCGAATATTGAGTTCGAGAGTCCGAGGACCGGTAAGGGAGCCGCCATTGGAGGGTCGCTATATGCATCGCTCCTCGCCGCGGGTAAGGACCTCGCCCCTGCTGTAATTCTTTCAACGGCGGCCGTCGCGTCCCGTCTTGCGCTCCGTGGTAAAACTAAACGCTCGAAGAAGATGTTTGGTGGCAAACGCAGTCGTCGCAATCGTAATCGCAGCAGAAAAAATTGAATAAATCTGGGAGAACAAAAACACCTATAGACCATATGCAGACTACCTATCTGATTCTGGAGGACCCCGCAAATTGCGTGTCACATGTACCCGCCGCTCTTCATATTCGCGCGCCCGCCACGTCACAGCGCAACCCAACGCACTTCGTACTTGTCATTGACACAAGTTCATCAATGGAAGATGATTCAAGACTCGAGAATGTCAAACATTCTGCTAGCCTTGTCCTGAACTTCCTCGGCCCAAATGACCGCGTCAGCTTGATTACCTTCGGCCAAGAATCGACCTTGCATTGCAACTCGGTGGCGTGTACCTCCGAGCAGAAGACAGTTATAAATGAACTACTTAATAATATTACACCCTACGGCTGCACGAATTTGTCCGCAGGAATCCTGAATCTCAAGAACGTTATCACCGATACTACAATCAAAACTGGTGTGCTACTTCTCACGGACGGTCATGCAAATCGCGGGGTCTTCGCAGTCGACAAGATTCTCGACATGTTTAACGGGATTCACGCACAGTTCCCAGCAGTCTCCTTTACGGTCGTCGGTTACGGCACAGAACACAATGCTGAGCTAATGAAGGCTATCGCAGAGAACACGAGCGGAGCCTACTCTATTGTTGAGAGTATCGAGGGCGCGGCAAGTGTCATTGGTAATACTATTGGCGGCCTCTTCTCCTGCTCGTCACAGGTCGTCAGACTGAAGTGTCCCGTCGGTACAATTGGCGAAGCATCTCATAAGGCCAGTGCGACAGGCTTTATTGAGATTGGCGACATTTATGATGAAAGCGAGCAGATTGTTCTCTTTAATATTCCAAAGGAGGCTCTGGGCGAGTCGATTCGGCTCACAGGCTCCACCCTCCCTTCCATGGATTCCTTCTCTTATGATGTTGTCCCCACGCAATGGACTCAGGGCCAGAGCGGTCCTCTTTATACTGCGGTCGATCTCACGCGTCTGCGCTATACTTGCTCTGGCCTTTTCAAGAAGCTCGCAGAGCGGCAGGATATTGCCATAGAACTAAGTCGCTTCCGTAGTCAGATTTACGCGAGTGTCTATGATGGCAATCCCGTTGCTGAAATGCTGCGCTCTGAGTACGCATCTTTACTAACCGCTTCGCATAACCATATTAGCGTGGCCCACCTTCATCAACACGTGGCCTTTAATTCACTCGGTCGCGGGACGACGCAGACTATTCAGCCAGATGACCCTGGTCTGCCTGAGGCCGTCTTCTCCAGTCCAATGTCTAGCCGCCTACAGCGGCGTGTAACGAATCTTATGACGTCCATGACTAGCGGCGGCGCTGAAGCGGAAGGAGCTACGGTGGAGGCTGTCGAGTTCTCACAAATGTGAGGGGGTGCCGTCTAACGTGTTGTGCCAAAGTTAAGTACTCCCTTTTAGGGGGTACTTCTTTTTGGCACTAACAGGTAGTACTGAAGTTAAGTACACCCCATTTTTTATTTCTGCCACGGAGTAAAATTGTAAGCCCTTCGCCTCTTCCCTCATACTAGACATATGCCAACAACCTTTCAAATCCTAGATGCATTCGCACAGGACCTCGAGATTCAGGTCGAAACCGACACGACTCGCGAGGTCGCCTATATCGGCGCCGAATCCGATGAGGACGCCGAGGTCCAGAGTCGCAAACGGCACAAGACGGTCGTCCCGAAGACCACAAAGCGGAAGCGTATGGTTATCCACCTCTTTGGTACAATGGCGGACGGGAAATCTATTCGCGCAAATGTCGAGGGATTTGAGCCCTTCTTCTATGTCCGCCTGCCCTTTGGCACTAAATCGACGCAGCAGGAGTTTAAGCAACGGCTCGAGTTTCTCGTGGCAGCCTCGCGCGATTACTCGCTCAAGCTCGCCGACGGCTCACTCGATTTTGAAATCAGTTTCTGTAAGCGGAAGCTCCTGTTCGGCTACACCGGTGGTGCCTCGTATCCCTTTGCCTGCCTCAAGGTTCGCTCCATTGCCGCCTGGCGCGCCCTCAGGTCCTACTTTCTCGACAAGGAATGTAAGCCGACCTTTCAGCTCTTCAAGGACCAGCCGCCGCTCGAAGTCTTTGAGGCAAATCTGGACCCCATGCTCCGATTCTTTCATCTCCGCAATCTCCAGCCCTGTGGTTGGGTGGAAGCCGACGTGGAGGCTGAGGAGACCGACACCACCTTTCAGCTCGATTGCAGCTGGGAAGAAGTTTCGCGCGTGGCGAAGCCACCGCTACCCGTTGCTCCCTTCTGTCTCGCCTCCTGGGATATTGAGTGCTATTCGGAAAACGGCGAGTTCCCCCTGCCGAGAAAAAACTATGAGCGAATCGCGAAACTTCTCTTTGCAGGGGGTCGCGACGGCGCTCACGCAGTTGAGATGCTTCGACAGGCCGCCCTCTATCCTGAAAATCCGCCAGAGGGAATGGATGGACTCTATAGTAAAAGCGGTAAGATTCCAAAGTGCGAAGCAATTAATAAGATTCTTAACGAACTCGAGGCGGAGCTGGAGCCTCTTCTTCAAGACCGTGAGCCTGCAAACCGTGAGGAGAAAATCAAAGATATTCACGATGTTCTGAAGAAGCTTGAGCGCGTGCTTCCCCTGGCCGGTGATCCAGTCATTCAAATCGGTGTGGTCCTCCAACGCGGGGCGGCCCCTATAGAGCGGCACATCTTCGTCCTCGGCACCTGTGACGCCGTCGAGGGAGCCACTGTTTACAGTTTTGCCACCGAGCGCGAAATGATTCTGGCGTGGGCGAAGGCCACCTGCCAGTGGAATACGGATATTCTCCTCGGCTACAACATCTTTGGTTTTGATGAGCGCTACGTCTGGATTCGCGCAGAAGAGCTCGGTATTGCTGATTCGGATGATATCCAACTACTGACACGCCTCGCAGATACGGGAAAGCAACTCGTCCTCGATGAGAAGTTTCTCAGCTCGTCCGCGCTGGGCGACAATACTATGTATATCTGGTCCGCGCAGGGGCGTCTCCAAATCGACTTATATCACTACGTCAAGCGCTCTTATCCGCTCGCATCCTATAAGCTCGACGACGTCTGCCAGCATTTCATGAGCGGGTCTCTAAAAGAGGTTGTGCCAAGCGAAGCGTCCTGGTCCATTAAGACGAAGACGACATCCGATGTTATTCCTGGGCGCTCTATTGTCCTTCTCGATGAGACCGGTGATGCACTCGTTGATAAACTGCGGGTCATCGATGTCGTGAAGGGGTCCGAGATTATCGTGGCGGCCCCGCCAGATGCAGAGGAACTCATGGCGGTTATTGGCGCCGCAGTGAAGTGGGCCATGGTAAAGGACGATGTTTCCCCCCAAGAAATCTTCAAGTTCCATCGCGGGTCGTCCGCCGATAGAGCCATCGTTGCGGCATACTGTATTCAGGATTGTATTCTGGTCCTCGACCTCTATAAGAAGCTCGATGTCTTCAACAATGCCATGGCGATGGCGAATGCCTGCTCCGTGCCCGTCGGCTATATCTTTACGCGCGGCCAGGGTATCAAGATTGAGTCACTCATCTTCAAGGAGTGTCATGAGCGCGGGCAGGTCATTAAGGTACTGGAGAGCCCTAAACAATATGGTGAGGGGGGACAGGAGGAATCCTACGAGGGCGCCATTGTCCTCGACCCGATTCCAGGATTCTACTTTGATTCGCCGATTGGGGTGGCCGATTTCGCCTCGCTCTATCCCAGTACGATTATCAGCGAGAACATTTCGTATGATACGCTGGTTTGGGTGAAGCGTTATAGCCTCGACGGGAAGTTTCTCGGCTACGATTTCGGTGAGGAAGTAGCTGAGGCAGATGGTACAACAGCCGAGACCCAATCGGTCCGTTGGACCGATATCCAGTTCGACATCTGGGGCGCCGATCCAGAAGACAAGCGCAAGCACCCCGCAAAAATCAAAACGGGCCTCCGCATCTGTCGCTTCGCCCAGCTCCCTGGAAATGTCAAAGGCGCTCTTCCAGATATCGTCCAAAAGCTTCTCGCCGCCCGCAAGGCGAAACGAAAGGAGGGTGCCGCCGAGACAGATCCCTTCAGAAAGGCCCTGCTCGATGCCGAGCAGCTGGCCTACAAGCTCACAGCGAATTCCTTGTACGGTCAGCTCGGCTCACCCACTTTCAAGATTCGTCTCCAACACCTGGCGGCATCCGTCACAGCCTATGGTCGCAAGCAAATCATGTTCGCGAAGGCGGCCATCGAGCAGTTCTATGGACCAGGGGCAAAAGACCCCCGCTGCTCGGCCGTCACGGTCTATGGCGACACGGATTCACTCTTCGTGAATTTCAATGCACGTGACCCAAGCACAGGGACCCTGCTAACAGGCAAGCCAGCCATCGAAGCAACGATGCATCTCACCGAAGAGGCCGGCAAGTTCGTGTCGCGCTGCCTGAAACCTCCTCACGATTTCGAGTATGATAAGGTCTTCAGCCCTTTCATTATATTCAGCAAGAAGCGCTATGTCGGTAACAAATACGAGGAGTCGGCGGACAGCTACTATCAGAATTCTATGGGTATTGCTACGAAGCGGCGAGACTATGCTTCAATCGTCAAGCTCATCTATGGCGGAGCCCTTCAGATTCTGCTAACCCAGAAAAATATTCCAGAGGCGATTGGATTCGTAAAAGAGAAACTGGCCGATCTCGTTGAAGGTAAGATGAGTGTAAACATGCTAACAATGAGTAAATCGTTGAGAGCGGAATATGCCTCCGCGACTCCCCCAGCGCACAAGGTCCTGGCGAACAGAATCAAGGAGCGTGATCCAGGCAATGCTCCAGCCTCTGGCGATCGCGTGGCCTTTATCTATGTTCTTCCACCCGTGGGCCAGGTTGCATCGAAGCTACAGGGTGACCGTGTTGAGACACCCGCCTTTATCAAAGAAAAGGGTCTCAAAATCGATTATCGGTTCTACATCGAGCACCAGCTCATGAATCCCATTAATCAACTGTTTGCACTCGTCGCTGAGAAGATTCCCGGTGTAGTACAGCCACGATGTGGGTGGGCTGCTGCGACGGAGGCGGACCGTCTCAACGCAACGAGCTCGGCGCTGTTCGATGGAATCCTGGGAATCTGTGATAAGTCTGCCGGTCGCCGATTCGCCGAGAAGTTCTTCGGTGGTGTGACGATTGTGGAAGCACCGAAGCCACGGCTTACGAAGGTGGCGGCTGTCGCGGCCGCTCCGAAGAAACAGGTGACAATGAATACGTACTTTATCGACAAAATCATTACGAAGGCGATTGACGCTGGGAAAAAAAAGGCTGCTAAAAAAACTTCAACGTCACCAGTTGATACATGAGCGCTCTTGATAAGGCTGAAAGCCTAGATGGATATCGTGAAGCATGCATGACTTCTTTAGCAAATGCTGCAGCCCGCCGAGGGCAACGCTACGAGCTCGCCTCGATTAGTAAAACAGCCGAGAATTTTTTGATAGAGGCCGTGCAGTCGCTACCGCTTCTAAAGGGCTCTGAAATGGTAATACTCGACAGCAGCGCAGATAATGGATTTCCTCACACCCGCCCGCCAAACTATATTTGTCTACCAGCCTCCATGTGTGCTGAGGCCCCTGCCTCACCAACCTTTAAAGAAACTCTCATACATGAGGCCATACATTTGCATCAGCGACGCTATAAAGGAGTCTGGGAAGCATCGCTGAGACGTGCCGGCTGGTCGCCTGTTCCAAAGGGCTCTATACCAGATGAATGTCTAGAGCGACTTCGTCTAAATCCTGATACAATCGGCGTATCCTTTTACTCTTTTAATAAATACTATATACCGCTACCGTTGTTTGGCCCGAGTCCATCCCTACAGAACGCAAGGGTCGAGTGGCTCGACACCCGCACTGGTGCTGTTTTTCATGAAGCCCCAAAAGAGTTTACCAGAAAATACGGCACAGGTATAAATCAGCCAGAGCACCCGTATGAAATATATGCTGAACTTTTTTCTAAGCGAAAAGAGGATATATTAGAGTGCCTTTCAAACATCTAAGGCCATATTAGGCATATGAAATTAAATAGAATTCTGAATGAATTTGAAATAGATTCTAGTTCAATCAATTCAGATTTTACAATTAATGAATCAGCTCTTCCCAAACAGCGTGTAGACGGAAAAATACTGACTAAAAGCGGTAGGCATCGCTGTACTCTCTTATATGAAACAATACAAGGACAGGGTCGTTATGGAATAATTCAGGCCTGTAAAAGGGTTGAGGGAGCGGTGATAACGAAGGCGGTTGTTAAGCGCCCTCGCTCTCCTTCTCAGTCTCTTGCTCCCGAGGCAACTTTACAGGCAGTTTGCTATAATTGCGTGGAGGACCATGGGCTCTCTGGGTCCATATCGAAACCCCTCGACCTTTTTCTATTTGCAAATGAAGTGCGGTTCACAATGGAATTCGTGGATGGGATGAGTTTCAGAGAATTTATAGGGCATCATGGTGAGGCTGAAATTGTGAATTGTATTATGCAACTCGCGGCAATTTTGCATGCTCTAGAAGAAATTCGTTTTGACCACAGAGATCTTAGAATTGAAAATGTTTGGATTCGTCCTCTCGCCTCCGCACAAAATTATAAAATTCAAATTGACGGACCGAAAGAAATTGAATTTAAATTTCAGGTGGTCCTCTTAGATTTTGGATTCGCCTGTTTGGGAGGCAAAGTAAATTTAGGAGATAGTGTTTTTTCTCCAATTGACCCCTGTCCGAAATATGGAAGAGACCTCTACCAATTTTTAATTTCCTGTTTTGAATTTGGTATTGCTGACCGACTCACTCCAGGATTTGTAAGACTATTAAAAGAGTGGATGAAACCCTATACAGTAATTCCAACAACTCTCACATATGTTACGACAGCTGATCCGAAATTCAAATTAGGTAAATTGAGGCCGGTAGAATTACTGCGATGGTACTTTAGAATGTCGGCTCAACTTCCTCATCAGTCTCAGGGGTATCATCCGTTGTAGTCGGCTCAACATCATCAACCGCAGTGACAATAACGTCACCGGAGTCTATGTCTGCAGCGAGTACTACAAGCTTTGAGGAGTTATCTAGGCTCGTATACTGTAAGTATGCGGCATTTTCCGAATTTGTGTTCTCAGCTTCATCGACTCTATAAATTGCAATACTGTCTGCATCATCCGCCAGTACAATTACCGTTTTATTATCTGGTTCAAACTTATAATATTCACCAGTATTTTGCAAGTCAAGAACGTAGTCACCATCAACCCCATATTTATCAGATTGGATATGATATGTTTCACCAGGTATCTGGTCGGCTGCTGAAACCGGTTTGAGGTTTGAACCCCTATAGTTTTCCACCGCATTTTGGAATTCCATTTTATATGCATTTGTATATGCATCTGTAAATGCAATCTTATATGTACTAACGTAGTTTCCACTTTTACCTATGAATTTAGATGTGTCGAATGGTATGTTTGTAGGCTCTGGAATCTCATCAATACCTATTTGTAGGGGTGTAGGGGTTTCTGGTACCTCTGGTGTTTCAGGCAGCTCTGTGACGGCAGCCTCTGTTGTTTCATCAATATTAGTGGTGGTTTCATCAATATTAGTGGTGGTTTCATCAGTGTTATTGGCAGTTTCATCAGTATTAGTGGTGGTTTCATCAGTGTTATTGGCAGTTTCATCAGTATTAGTGGCGGTTTCATCAATATTGTTAGCTCCCCCAGATAGGTTGACATTTTGCGTTATTGTTGTTTCAGAATCGTCTTCCTCTTCAGGCTCCGCTTCCGCTTCAGGCTCCGCTTCCTCTTCAGGCTCCGCTTCCGCTTCCGCCTCCGCCTCCACCTCAGGCTCCCCAACCCCTAAATCTTGCGTATCCGACCTGGTCGCCTTTTGCGCGTATGCCTGTCCTGCAGCACTACCAGCACCATCCGTTTCACCCGCGGTAGTACCGTCACGCTTACCATCGGCAGTACCATCGTCGGCACTATCATTATTGCGTGTATTACTAGGTCCAAGTAATCCAGAAATTACATAGGCAGACGCCGCCGCTGCAGCAAGCCCTGCCGCAATACCTCCAACACTCATCAGTCCTGAAAGTTGTAAGTTCATGTTATTCGAAGCTCTAGTTTCTTTTTCACGTTTTAGTCTAGCATTTGCAGCATCTAAATCAGCTAGTAATTTCTTATGCAGCTCTAGTTCCTTTTTGAGTTTTGCGATTTCATCCTCATTCGATTTGCGTCTAGCTTCTAGCTCATCTCGCAACCTTTTACGTCTAGCAAGCTCATCTTCAAGTCGTCTAACTTCATCACTATCCTTACCATATTTCTTAGTTGCATCTTCGATTTCTTTTAGTAGTCTAGCCATATCATCCTCTACTTCCTTCTTTTTCTTAGCGTAGAGCTCGACCTGCCGCCTTGCATTATCAAGCTCCTGTATTTTTTTACCAAAAACAGAGTCCATCAGGGCTCTAAGCTCATTCTCAATATTCAAGATTTCTAAATCAGCGTCGTGGTTATTTTCTGCGTCATCATCTCTCTGTGACCTTTTAATCTCAATCTCTTTCATTAATTCATTAATACGGGCCTCCTTATCGGCAATAGATTGTTTCTCTGCCAACTTCGCTGCACTGTCCGCTGCATCGCGTGCAAGCTTCGCAGCTCGGCGCTCAGCCGCGAGCGCTCGACTCTGTCCCTGAGCCTCTAAACGCCTTATATTACGATTTATAAGAACATCCTTATAAGATTCGAGTGCATATTTCAACCCTTTCAAATAGACAACGCGATTCAATCCTGTCAGAGCCAGATCATTTAAGGTATCCCTGTTTGATTTAGCAGCTATTAAATTCGCAGCCGCATTTAATAAATCCGTATTATCCATAGAGGCAAATATATCACTTACACGGTCAAGTGCATGCCCTATATCATCATTTAATCCTGCCACATCATCGTTGAGTCTTTTAATAAGGGTAAATATCTTCTCTCTCTGCCCTGCAGCATAATCCAAGTTACCTTTGATGCGTGCAAGCTCGCTAGAAAGATCCGCTAGTAGCGGACCCCTCTGTGGTGGATCCTGGTGTGGCGGTACGTCATTAAGTTTAGTATTTTTTATGATTCTAGTTGCTTCGTCAATAGAGTCATTGTATTTACCAATAATATATTTGAGAGCAACGATATCTCTCTGTTGCGCCGCGGCCGTTATCTCTGCCTTACGAAGGGCATCAAGAGAGCTGTTATTTTCATCTCCCGCCGTTTTGACATCGCGAACAGCAGCTTCTAGTTGTCCCAATGCATATTTTAAGTCGCGGTTTAAGGACTCTTTATCACCCTTAGCACGGGCCAGAGCTGCTTCAGCCTCTCCCTGACGTAGAGCTTGAGCGTCCGTTTCTGCCTTTGCCTTTGCGGCATTTGCACTATCTACAGGGGCGTGGTCTGGCGCCCCTGGGTCACGAAGTTTTGCAAGCTCTGCTCCAGCTGCCGCAGCATCTGCAGCGGCGTCACGTAGAGCCGCTGCCACAGCCTCACGACCATCAACAGGTAGTGAAGGTGTGGGGGGCGGGTCAGTAGCTAGCTCTAGCTCTAGAGTATCCCTCTGCGAACCCTCGCGAGTTATTTCAGGCGTGAAATCGTATCCGAAAAAATCCCGAAGATTTAGTGTGTCTTCTAAAGCGATGTCTGCAGCACTTTTATCAAGCTCAGCCTGGCGACGCAGAGCTTCAATATCTGGTATCGCTACGTCTCTTAGTGCATCACGGTCACCTATTTTTTCAGATAGATTTTTCATTGCATCGTCAACCAATTTTATAGTATTTGCAGAATCAGCCTTATCGCCTATTGGCGTTCGAACCATACCGTCTCGCAGAGCCTTGAGATTGTCTCTCAGAATTTTATAGTTCTCACGCGTTCTAGTATTATCAGCAATAGCCTTCGCAATATTATTACGTACTGTAAGTTCCTCATTAAGATCCCTCAAATATGTATTTAAATCCTTATATGATTGTTTGACATTATCATGACTAGTCGAAGCATCTGTTAAACGCTTGATGGCATCCGTTAGAGCATTTGAAGTGTCTGTTGAGTGGGTGGTGGCTACAGTCAACCCATCAGTATCAATCGCGAGCAAATCGCTGCTTATATTATCCAAACTATTTCTAATACTATCATCTAACGCATCTATATCTACCTCGTTATCTTCTTTTTGACGTCTAGTAGTATATACCGCCGCGCCCACTTCTCCTAGCTCACTTGCTAAAGCGACAGGGTCTCGAGGAGGGGGTTCGTGAACCGGCTCTTGCACTGGGTCTAATGCGAGCAAATCGCTGCTTATATTATCCAAACTATTTGTAATACTAGCATCTAACGCATCTATATCATCCACTGCATCTTTTGCAAGCTCCCGCGTAGCTTTTGCATCATTTAATGCAGTCCCCTTTTCTCCAAGAGTTCGCTGGTCGCTAGCTAGTTTTTCCCTTGTTATACGGTTTTTATTTTCTGCTGACCGCACGCTTTCATTTGCCGTCGTCAGAGCACCATCCTGTATTTTTAGTCCGCCTTCTATTGATATTGCGATTTCTTTAGTATTTTTAAGAGCGGTCGCAGGTTCATTTGAAAATGTTGTGGCTGAAATGCGAGCGGTCTCTTTAGCAGCGATAGCTGTATCAATATCGGCCCTACTCGGCGAAGGCGGTACCACCATATTTGCCAGCTCTTGGGCCGCGCGCCGAGCATCTTCAGCGGCAGCCGCAGCATTATCCGCAATAGGTGGTCTAGGGTCATCAACCGCGGTAGGGTCCTCTGGCTTTACTGCATTCGAAAGGTCATCCGCGATTTTTGAACGCTGCCCTTCTTCTGTAACAATGCGCTCATTAACACTTTTCAATAAATCACGATTTGAGCTTACAAGACTATCCGCAATAAGAGTATTTTTAATATCTGTAGTAAGGTCTATATTCGCAATTGCGGTGTCAGCGTCCTCTTTTGCAGTGGAAGCTGCATCGCGTCTAGAGTGTAGACCAGCAAGGTCGCTAACTAAAGAGCCAGCATCTGCAAGAGAAGCCTTGATAGCTGTAGGATCGGCCTTAGTTAGCAAGCCACTCTCAGCGGCCTGGCGCAACCCTTTAGCGGTTGCACGACCACTTGAGGCAGTCTCAGACCCGCTGCTTGCATTTATCTGCTGAGCTTCACGATTTTCTCGCGTGGAATACAGCTGTCCTAAATCTGCGAGACTCTGCTCTAGAGTCGCCTTATTTATTAGAGCATTTTCATGCCCTCGCTCTAAAATACCTTTAAGAGCTTGCTGCGCCTCTAATGCTTTTTGTGCTGCACTAGGGTCCCTTGATTGCATATCTTGAAAAAGGCGATTTACATACCCCTCCTCCCTCGAAACCTCCCCTATTAAATTATTAACATCTGTAGGATCAGCATTTGGCGGCCGAATTTTATATTTACTTATACCGTCCAAGGCTGCCTGTAAATCCCTAGGTAACTGTATAGCCTTAATACCGGCCTCAATTGCGGCAGAAGTCTGTGATGGCGGATCCTGATATGGCGGAACTTCAGACTCGCGTACTGGTACAGCTGCGCGGAGCGCATCAACAAGACTGGAATCAGGCGATGTAGGCTTGTCTATTAAAGTCATTCCGTTAAATGTATTAATATCATCACCTAATTTTGCATATGCTCTAGTGTTTGCATCACGTACACCCACTACTTCCGTATTTGTATTACTTAGAGTGGTTTCCTGTATGTCTAATCCACTCTTTATTGTCGCAGCCTCCGCAGAAAGCGAGTTTAAAGTGGCCCCAGCATCTGTAGAATTTAAGAGGGAAGTAGCAGTGGACTCTGCTTTGGCCCGCGCGGCTATAGCTGCAGGTCTTCCATCGACTACATCAGGTATGGTAAGCCCCTTCAAGGTCGCGCGGTCAGCTTCAGAGCTGGCTGGCTTTATCGGCTCAAGAAAAACAGGTTTTACAGGTGCCGTTCCAAGGTCCGCAAGGTTCACGCTGAGATTGGAGAGCTGACCCTGCTCTGCGCCTATATTCGTATCAACAGGTGGTAAAAGTACATCCCTTATAAAACGCTCTTGACTTAATGCGTTACTTGCGGCGCTCGCCGCGTCTCCCTCGGCACGTGTCGCATCTACAAGAGCTATGCTAATATCACCGGTATCACTGATTCGACCCGCTAAAGTTTCGCGCTCTTCCGCTAATTTGGAAAGTAGTAGAGCATCCGCTGTAGCATCTTGGACCTTTAGTTTAATACCCACCTTAATAGCATCTGCTTGTCCGCGCGCGTTCATACTGTCCGTCGCCGCCGCCGCGGCCGCGTCCTTCGCAGCAGATTGATTTGAATCATGAATTACTTTGCGTATATTCGCAGATCTCTGAGATATACTTTTTAGAAGACTATCTCGTAGCAAGAAAATTCCATTAATAGCATCACGTTTTATATTTATATCACTAGTTGTTGTAGTCAGCGCAGTATCAGCGTTCTCGAAAGCTATGAGAGCTGCATCGTCAGCCTTTCCAGCATCTATTAAAGCTGGACCCACATCATTTTTTAAATGGGCCTGAATTGCTGCCGCCAGAGCCGCAATATTATCAGGATTTAGTTTAGAAAGCCCTCCTTCAAGCTCATGTGCCTTTTGTAAAGCTGCTAGAATATCTGCGTATAATGCTTCGTGACTAGCTCGTGCATTTAACAGCTGATTAATACTGTCATTTATAGTTGTAAGATGCGCCGCATCAATGCGATTTTGTGTAATTGTATCTGAAAGAAGTTGTATAGCACCGATAAGCTCACCACCTTTTTGATTTAATAAGCGTCCCTGATCTATTAATGTCCCAGAGTCTTTCAGATTACGAGCCGCAATATTTAAAACGAGCTGCTTTAGAGCTGTGCTTTCATCTTGAAAGGGTTTGACAGCTGTGGCAATATCCGATAGTGCTGTAGTAATAGTATCATTCATTCTTCGAGCTGCTTCCAGGTCATTCTTACTATTTGTAAGCTGTGGCTCAGTACCAGTAATATTTCGAGTCAAATCATCTAAGACCTGTTTTTCTGCCTCTGCCTTTTTAGCAATTAAATAATCACGAGCTGTTAGTGAAGCGATAATATCATTTCCGATATTCGAAAGTTTTCCAACAATATCTTGGACTGCTTTATCTGCCGCCGCAATTTGTTCGGTTAATGCATCTCTCCCATCAGTTGGAGGAGTCAAGCCGTCCCGTTGAACCCTTAATGCATTCAGGTCTCTTACTGCGGTGGCATGGTCTGATTGCAGAAGTCTTGCCCTGTCTAGTAAGGACGGTAACGCATCCGCACGACCCTTTATGTTTTTTTGTAATGCCTCTATCTGTTTACCTAAGTTCACGTCGTCTGCCGTAAGTTTTGCAATAAGTGTCTCTCTACTATGAATTTCAGTTGATACTTTAATGGGATTTGCAGTCTGCAATAAAACAGCGTTAGTAACAACCCGCTGAGCCGATTTCGTAGCTTCACTCGCATCGTTAGCTAGCCCTCTACGATTTACAACTCTATTAGTTGCATCAGGAATATACAAAAACCCACTTGCCCTCTTAGAAACAGAAGCCTCACTTGCAGCTCTAAGTATTGGGCCAATTACCCTCATGTTAGATGCAATTTTCACCCAGCCATATATGGCTTTTTCAATCTTTGCACTTTGAGTTACTTGATTAAGTGCAGCATCTCGTTTAGCATTGAGTTCTGTAAGTCGCGCTTTGAGGTTATTAGTAGCCTGTTTCATAGCCTGCGTACGAGCATTTGCAGAAGCACGTAATGCATAATTTTCGGATATCTGTCTTGGCGTAGGATTAACATCTACATATTTACTCTTAAGGGCGTCTTCTGCAGCGCGGGATTCAGCAGTTAATTTCGCAATTTTTTCATTTTCTGCATTAATTTCAAGATTCGCCCGTGTATTAATTTCATCTTTATTTTTTAATAGTATAGCATCTCTTTCAGCAATTTCATCATCCAGTTCCTGTTTTCTTCGTTTTGCTAAACTATCAAGGACCGTTTCTGGATGCTCTGGAACTCTTATATTTTCTGCAGCCTTTCTAGCAGCAACCTTCTCTGCCTGCGAGAGTCTGGCTGCTTTGTCTGCGGCAGCTCTATTAGAAGTTTCTTGCGCCTTTCTTAATCGATTGGTTCTTTCGGCTTCGGCTACATTTACTGTTTCACCCAAGGCACCATGTATTCCACTAAAATCCCTTGCTGGACGGGCACCACCAACCTGTGGCCTTTTTCTATGATTATTTCGCAGAGTATTGCGAATACCCATTCCTAATGTGACATATTAAAAATAAGTGCAGTCAATGACAGCGCCTATTTTTAATTTTATCGTGGAGTACTTATATTAACTAGACAGTACTCTGGCCCAATTTACGTCCGTGACCGCCACTGCTCGCCACAAACATTACAAATATAGAGATACTTCAGATTCTCGGCATCATACTTAATGTAAATCACATCCTTCTCTGCACCGCCGCCATTAGATCCACAATCACCACGAGGACACTTCATTGTCTTGAGATGAGGGAGCGTAGGATCTTGCCGGGTAAATTCGTTCAATAGAATCTTGTATCCCTCACTTGTGCGTTCCTTGACAAGAGTTTCTGATACAAGTGTACCCTTCTCCTCCTTCTCCGTATTTCCACAGTTTCTGCAGAGCCGAATAGCCTCATTCTCCGCCACGTTGAGATACATGTAATAACGACAAATCTGGCAAAACTTCATTTCCTATTTAAGGTGGGGGAAGATGGTGGTCTCGAATTTACTTAACTCGCGCCTTCTCGACAAAATGATAATCTTCCATAAGCCGCCCCCAATCCGTTTTCCCAGACATGCCATATGCAATTCCAACGTACTCTCGGTCCTCCTTAACAAGCCCCTTAAGTTTCAAGCCTATTTCGCCCCACTTTTTTTTCCAACCATCACCATCAAAAACATCCTTGAATTTATTCCAGAAGGTGGAAGTTCCGTGGAGATAATCTCTATACTGATGAACCGTATACTTTAGAAGATTGTATTCGACCCATTCAGCATAGTTTCTTGCACTCTTATGGGCCAGCGTATGCTTCTCCCAACCTGGCTCATTTGTAATGGGATTATCCGTTAAAAGAGAAAAAATACTCTTGAAAACTGTGCCGATATTCATCATAGAGGCCCACTTCGGCCCAGAATATGTACCTAGAATCGAAAGACAGACCTTTCCCCCAACATAGAGGTTTGGATGAAAGCGCGTCACACCATCGGAGCTGAGAATAAGGACTTCTGGAGAGTTGAAGGGGTAATCAATAGGAATCTTTACGGAAAAAATAAGAGGACAGAAGGCATACGGGGTATCCTCGGGTCCAAATAGCAATCCCTGCCCCGTTCGCATATCGGCCTCGTGGTACCAATAGTGAATATCGAGTGATAGGAGTTCATCACTCATCATGGTTTGAATATCCTTTGAAAGCCGTTTTAAATGCGCCATTGTGATATGTTTCTATCTAGTAGTCTTGCGTATTTCTTTAGGATACTCTGATTTTAATATAAATATATGTTAGAATGGATTATTACACAAAGTTATTCTGGCTTTGTTCTTTGCTTTTTGCGGTCTTATCGGCCTACCTGTTGTGCTGTGTAAAAAGAACACCCCTATTTTATGCGCAAATTGCCGCTGGAGCTGGTATGTTTATAACGAGTAAGATTGGCCGCCGGTTTCTAGGAATAAGATAAAGTTTACTATATAATAGAATGCCGATACTTTCCAAGAAAAAGGCTGGAAATACGTTTAATGGTCGTACCGCCGAACAGAAGCGTCTTAATGCTGAGATGCGTATGAAAAAGGAAAGGAAGAATACTGCTAAAGCGGTAAAGATGCTTGAGAGCCGTGGGCCTTCAAAGGGTAATATAAATAGAAATAGGTTTGCACACGCCGTCGCGCCTGGGCCGCATAATCATCTACACCGCCTCCATGGTGGGACCCGACGCATAAGAAGTCGCAAGGCTTCGAGTCGCAAGGCTTCGAGTCGCAAGGCTTCGAGTCGCAAGGCTTCACGCAGAAACTAAAATTGGAAGCTCGTGCACCAAATCCCAAATCTTAGAAAATGTCATCAACCAATCTCCACAAGCGCAAGGATCTCGAGCAGTTTCTCAATGCGCGAAAGACTTTTCAAAGCTCCGCGGCGACGATGACCGCTATGGGTGAGAACCGCGGAAAATGGATTATCAGCGATGAGGATTATCCGAAGTTCTTTGACCTCCTCCACGATTACCTCTTTGTAAATCGCGGCCGCCCGATGAATCTCGTCGAGCGGCCACGAATCCACGAAGCGAAGCCCCTACTGATTGACCTCGACTTCCGATACCCGGATGACACCAGTCTCACCCGCTTCTTCACTCTCAACCACATTGAGGCCTTCGTGCAGAGTCTAGTGGCCGGCTTCAAGACATTCTTTGATATTGAGCCATACGGAGAACTCCGATTCTTCATTACCCTTCGCCCATCCCCTTACAGTGATAAGGGTGTTCGCAAGGACGGCGTTCACATCCTCTGTCCTGACATTGCCCTCACTAATGAGAAGCAGGCCGTTCTCCGAAACTGGATTCTCAGCCAGGACGGCGTGAAGACCGCCTTCAAGGACACCGGTTACACGAACGCCGACGAAGACGTCTACGACGAGTCGATGACACGCCAGCAGGGTTGGATCTTCTATGGTGAGTCGAAGCCGAACGTGGCCCCCTACAAGCTCGAGGCCGTTTTCAACTACAAGCCCTCTGTCGATGAATGGATGGACGAGGCCCCCGAAAGCTACAGCGCCCGCGACCTCATTGACCTCCTCAGTGTCCGCTACAACATCGTGCCCGATATGAATACGTTGAAGGACGACATCGCCAAGACGCTTTATGAGGGTCTGATTCACCGCCGCCCTGCTGAAGCTCAGCCAGAAGCTCAGGCAGTTAATGAGCCGATTCCAGAGGGACTCATCGATGTCATCAAGTACATGCGGACTCCCGTCGGCGAGCGCGAGTTCGGAATGATTCGGCGGTTTGTACTGGAGTGTCTAAATGACAGCTGGTCCGAGCAATATGATAAGTGGATTCGTGTCGGCTGGTGCCTCCACAATATCGACAACAGCGAGGCCATGTTCGACCTCTGGATGGAGTTCAGTAACAAGTCTGGCAAGTCATCCAATAATAATGTGGTACAGCTCAGACAGGATTGGTTTCACGGCATGCGGAAATCCGGTGATGGGCCACGGCTTCTAGAGCGCTCACTCCGCAAGTGGGCGCGCGAGGACAACCCCACAGTTTACAAGGATATCGTAGGTAAGGATAATCTCGATTTCATTCTGAATGAGGTCGATGGCACACACTTTCACATTGCGCGACTGATGAAGAAGATGTACGGGACGAACTATATTGCCTCGGTCAATCCCCGCAACACCGACTGGTTCAAGTACGACGACGATATTAATATGTGGAAGCGAATCAATCAGGGTATTGAGCTGAAGGCAAAGATTAGTATTGAAGTGGCTGCCGAAATCAATACGGCCAGTCAGACGATTTACAGGGAGGCCGGCGAGGCATCAGTAAAGCAGGACCGCAAGGAGTATCTCCAGAATAAGGTGAAGGACCTTCTCAAAATTCAGACGCAGCTTTTCACGAACGCCTTTGTTGAGTCCGTCATGAAGATGGCGATGATTCAGTTTTGCGAGGAGGAGTTCATGTCGAAGCTGAACGTTAACCCGACTCTCGTCGGCTGTCGAAATGGTGTTCTTGAGCTGCGCGCCAAGAATGAGTTCGGAAACGACCATGTGATGTTTCGCCAGGGACGGCCAGAGGACTATGTGAGTTTCCTCATGGGCCAGAATCACGGTGATACTGAGGCCATTAACTATGTGCCTTATGATCCGGCGAATCCCGTGTACGAAGAGATTAATGACTTCTTTGTAAAGCTGTTTCCTCGAGCAGATTTGCGCGCCTATACGCTCCGCCTCCTTTCCTCCTGTTTGGAGGGTGCTAATCACGAGCAGTGCTATTACACTTTCACGGGTGGTGGTGGTAATGGTAAGTCGAAGCTGGTGGAGCTCATGCGCCTCACTCTGGGCGACTATCAGACCTCCATGGCCTCCACGGTGATGACCCGTAAACGCCCAGAGGCGGGTGCAGCGAATCCAGAGATCATCGTCACGAAGTGTAAGCGGTTCATTTATATGCAGGAGCCTGATGACAAGGAGCCTATCAATACCAGTGTGATGAAGCAGTTCAGTGGTGAGGATATCATCGAGGCACGAGCATTATTCGGCGACCAGGAGAAGTTCCGTATCATGGGTAAGATCTTTATGATGTGTAATACATTGCCGCCGGTGTCATCTATGGATGAGGGTACTTGGCGTCGTATCCGTGTGATTCCCTTTGAGTCGAAGTTCCTCCCTAAGGGTCATCCTGAGCTGGAGCTCAATCGCCCCAACGTCTTCGCCCGTGATTCCAAGCTAGATGAGAAGCTCCGTGCTTGGCGCGAGCCGTTCCTGTCGCTTCTCGTTCACATCTACAACACGGAGTATCTTGTGAAGGGTCTCATGCCTGTTCCTGAGATTGTTGTGAAGGCGAGCAATAAGTACAAGGATAACTTTGATATCTTCGCGCGGTTTGAGAGCGAGCGTCTTCGTGAGCCAGTCACTACAGACGAGCAGCTTGAGTGCCGCACGGCGCCAATCGAGACAAATCGTATTAAGGCGGTCTTCAATCAGTGGCGTAAGGACAGTCAGATTCCTAATACGGTGACAGCCGATACGATTCTTTCGCGACTCATGGCTAAGTATGGCGAGCCTGAGAGGAATCGGTTCTGGTCATCCTTCAAGATCTTCACAAATGATGAAGATGTTGCAGAATGGGATAAGGAGCATTCGAGCTAGGCTCAAATGCCGAGCTAGGCATAACGATACAATAAAAAGAGCGAGGCAAATCCAAAGATTAGTCCAGCCGCAATAACAATAGCCGAGCCGATACCCTTTTTTTCTGAATATAGCATAACACTTATGAATAGTAAAAGGAAAAACATAAAATATGAAAAAAAGAAGTATGCGAATACAAAATCCTCCGTTGTTCGGAGACCCATGAGATATAAGGTCCCCTTAGGAGGAGCGTTTTGTCGCCTATCTAAAAATTCACGGTTATATGTTTCCTCTTGGCGTTCAATTTGCTGTAATTCAAGATTTAGACCCTGAATTTTCACGTCAAGTTCACGGGATTCTTGGGTGTATGTAATTGTATTTGGAACCTGTGTAGAATATGTCGAGTACAAATTCGGTAAATTTGTAAATAAACTTGTTATTTGTGCCGTTGGTGTAGACATACCCTATTGATTATAGGTAAGAAAAAAGGGTTTTACATGGCGTTAATTTAGATGTTACTGGGTCCTTCCAACTTTTATCTGGATTTGCCCTACACCAAACCTCTTTACAAGGTAATCCATTTGAAGGGTCATATGCGGTTGGATTATTCTTACAGAATTCAACTGCACTACCGAGTTGACTTACTGGAGCTACTTTACCAGTATTTATACTATTGAAGTCCAACCCTTGATTTGTATTTAGATTCGTAGTAGAAACATCATCAAAATCTAAAAACTCTCCGCTTGTATCGTAAAAACCAAGTTTACCGTCTTTGTTCTTATCACCATAGAGGTTGCCAGAAGCATCACGCGCACCCGCAGACCCTGGTCCTGTATGTGTCATATTAAATCCATATTTTTCTCCAGCAAACATATTATAATCTATATCATTCCAACTTCTGTCATCATTATTTGAGTTGTTATCATTTTCCCAAGAGCTCTTACTCGGTGGTTTATTAGTCACAGTAGTTTTAGTAACACTACCTGAGGGTTTCGCACATGCCGCTGCAGTTGAAGTAGCGACAGAGTTTACAACACTTGGTGGAAGCGTCGAAGGCTTCTTACCATCCTCCGCAAAAACTATCTTATTCCAATGCGTCTTGTCACGATTATTACGTGTATACGTATATCGCGTATACCATATAAGCCCAAGAAGCGCAAAAATGATTATCATTACATATATTATAAATATATCACTCAAAAAGCCCATCGATGACATCCAGTACATTATAATAAGAATCGACAGGCCGATGAAAATAAGCTGTGAAAAAAACAGTGTATCACGTTTTGAATTATAGGACCATTCATTTATTTGGGTCTGTTTTTCAACAGACACGTCCATCTCTAACGGGGTGTGCTAAATTCAAGTACACTGTGGTACACCACGTTACTGCACAGGCGTCTTCGCGCTTATGATATAAAAAAGAAGACCAATAGCCATAACATTTAAAAATCCGTAAATATTCAAATAAGCATTCATTGATTTGTTTTTTTCTTGAGAAACTTGATAGTTACGAATCTTAAATGTTTTGAGATCCTCACTTAGACCGTCAAGTTCCTTACGCATATTCGTATCTAGTATGTCGTCGGTACCAAGAAAGCCTTCGACCATCTTATCCCCATTTTTCGCTGGCATATTCAAAATGTGCCGGGAAAGAGATATAACATCTTTCATTGCTTGATTTTTTTCCTTTATTTTATTAATCATATCATCATCTGGCGTCTTCCCTGATCCGAGCGCCTCTGAATAAGCCGATAGCATAAACTCATACTGGGCGTTAATCATGCAAAGAACCTTTCTCACTTCTATCAAAATCGCCCCACGCGCTGAGTCGCTTGCAATATCAATCCCCAGGCTTTTAATTCCATCCTTTATAATTGCAATAGCGTCATCTGTTAAATCTCCGTTGTCATTGTGGCGCAAGCCCTTTACAGGAAGTAGCGGCGAGATTACAGGGCGGTTAGCATCATTCATGGATTTTATGGCATCGCATCCGCTAAGAATCGAATAGGACATTCTATTTGGTATATGCATAGATTAGTAATGCGAATAAAATAACTGCCACGCCTGTCATCATCCAAAATGGTGTAACGTAAGATTTGGATCCACTCGAAGAAGATATTGGCATAAGAAGACGAGCATCAAGATTAAAAATGTTTATAAGCATAAAAAATGAAAGACTCAGTAAAAATGTTGAAATACCTATAAGAATCGGGACAGTATAGTGGCCCATTGGACGTCCAATAGGTAAAATACCTTCGTAGTAGCTACGACTCATTTCTGGATGGCGTGTTAGGAGCGCGCGGTCCTGTGATATTTGCGTGTCTAGTTTTTGGTTATTTATGGATTGCGCCAGTGCTGTGATTTGGGCCCTTTTTCTAGCGTTTTCGCTGTTTATACTTGATACCGAGCCGGTTAATGACGTTAAACAATCACTATGAGCTTGAAGAGCTGTGGCAACACCTGTAAGTGTTACTACATCGGCCGCAGTTTGAGTATACGTTGAGGCCATTAATGGATCCGCAATAGAATGCTGGCTGTTAAGCCAAGTATAAAATGTAGATGATGTTGCTAAATTTGCAGTTATTGCTGGCGTACAAGCCATCCCTTTCTATTTATGGCACACAAACACGATACACGACATATTCACCAGCCTGCGGAGAAGGACGCGTAATCTTTACAATCGAACCGGGAATAAGACCAATGATACGTCCAATGATATCCTCATGAAATTTAATCATCGGTAGGTTGAGCTTCGTTGTCATATTATACTTCTTAAGAAGGTCTGCATGCTCTGACTCAGGAACCATCTCGTGCAAGGGAACGAGAACATGGTCCATAGGATTCGTTACAAGGGTGCGCGCATCAAAGAATGAAATGCGGAGCTTTCTCAAATTATACTGATTTAGGGCGGCGGCATGAAAGGTATCGCCAATGGGTTCCATCGTAATAATAATTACCTCAAGCTTTGTGAAATCGACCTTTGTCTCGTCTTCACCCTCAAGAGCTGTTACAAGCTTCGAGAGATATCCAGCGAGCCGATTCTTCACTTTTGGGAGCGCATACTCGATGTGGCACTTCGCCGGAGCATTTACTCCATCTGGAACCTTGCGCTCTAGCTCCATTCCTAAAGCATTTTCATGGCTGTGAGCGGACATCTTCTCAATCTCAAAGGGGCCGAATTTATCATAGGACTTTGTATTATATCCCTTCTTACGCTGGAGCTCTAGGATGGTCTGCCGACTGCGATATAGAGTATCAATAGTTTCAAAATCCATCTTATCTATTATGCGTTTACAGAAGGCGTAGTATCAAATTTACTCTGCTCGTAATAAGCAACCCTCAAATCTCTCAACTCTTGCGCCGTTGGCTTAGCCTTTGGCTTCGCCTCTTCCAATACATTTCCTCCAACCCCACACATACTCAACCACTGCTCTTTGCTGATACCCTGAAAACTTTTGATACAGATTGAAACATCATTTGCCGTTTTCTTTCCCTGATTGCGCGTATAGTCGCAGTTCGTCATAACAATGTATTTAGCCCAGGGTCCTGTGCGAAGACACATTGCATAAAAGGTTGATAGGCTATTCCACGAAAGAACATTTTTGGCCCGATTTGAATGCTTTTTGTATTTACATTGAACTGCATAGTATTCACCGCCATGGCGAACAACAATATCAATACCCATATCCTGCCGCTTCATTTTGAGCCCCACTAAGATGTCATCGGGTACCTCTGAAAGTAGCCAAACCGTCTCATAGCCTTTGACATGCTTCAAATAAATCAGGCAGAATTCCTCAAAGATGTCGCCACGTAGTTTCTTATTATTACGTGTTCGCATCTCAGTAAGAGTGTGCGCTGGGACCTCATACCATTTTTGAACCTCTAGAAGAAATTCATCGAATAGATTTGTTGGAGATCGCAGAAAGATTTCATGTAATAGTGCTTGCATACTTATATAGGGTCGCTGCTTAGCGTTTAATTTTTATTTCGACACGGTACCGTCTAGTACTGAAGTTAAGTACTCCCCATAACCAAAGCCACTCCGTGGCTTTGTATCATGGGGAGCACTTAACTTCTCGTTCTAGCCAGCAGAGTGGAGTACTTAATTTAAGT